TTGCCTGCCGATTACCTGTTTTGATAAACCAGGCAGGAGGGAAATATTCCACATCAGATAAATATGAAATAACTAAATCATCATCAGAACCCAGGAATAGACGATTACCTCTTTTGACAATTAACTGTGCTCCTGAAGGTGGTGCATCGTGGTCATCGTGTAATCTACTACCTAAAACACTATCAGCTTTAGTAGAGTCATAGGTAGCAGTAGTATTATCATCTACTTCTCCATCATAATAATAGATTGCTCCGTTTACTGCAGTCCTATAAATTCTTCGTTTAGTTACCTTATCATCAGAAGAGGTTGGTATTGTAATGGTTATTCCATCATTAGGGTCAGCCAAAGCGGTCATTGCTGCCGAAGCAGTCCCTCCATTTGATTCATAACCATCCTCATCTACATAGGTTACTTTAAAATAATAAGTCCCCTCTGACAAAGAGCCATCTATATTTTCACTGAAAGTCGGAGCAGTAGGAGCAGTTATTCCCACTGACCGAACGTGAGTGCCACCATATTTAGCTACTGCATTTACACCATTGACGATATAACAAGTATCGTAAAAATTAGCAAAATATGTTTCTGCATCAGCATTATGGGTATAATCAGTATCTGTCTTAGAGGTTAAGGCAGTGGCAGCGTGTCCACTTGCAGCAGAAAGTTTATAAAGTTTAGTATTCCAGGAGCATAAAAATTCTGCGGTATCTGTAGATTCATTATAAAATCTATGTAATCCAGTAATAGCGTGTCCTGTCCCAATACTATCAGTATTATATTTAGCATAACCTTTCCTTTTCTCTACTTGTCCCTTTTCATTAATAAACATATTATATAATCCTTCAGGTGGTCGAGAGACATTGCGTAGTTTAATCTGGGAAGGGGAAAGGTCATCTAATATCTTGACTAATATTTTATTAGTAGCCATATTACCTCATTTCCAGAGGATCAGTGGAGTAAGTTCTGGTTTTCGGTCTATATTCAGGTATAAACCTTGCCCTCTGATCTTTATCTTGTTTTAATATATTTTTAATACGGTTTATCCCATTATAAAATCTAAGCATCATATCATTGTATTTAGCCATTTCATTCTTCTTATACCAGCACATACCTACCGCATAATCTCGGATATAGGTGCGAAAAGCGACTGTCCGATAATTGCCCGATAATGGAGTGGTAGAACCAGATAATTCAGTAGCCCTTTCAATACCATAATAAGCAATTTCATCTCCAGCTGAGGGTTTAGGGACAAATCCAATCATATCTCCTCTTAAATAATATTTTTCAGGAGTTCCAGTTAAACTTCGCCAATCACCGCCATATTCGTCTAAAGCCTTTAAAGAAGTGGGAGAAAGTTGGCTATCATTATAAATTATTCCGCCCTCATCTAAAGCGATAAAGTCTGAATATAAACGCACTTCTCGGTCATTGATAATATCATCAGCAATTAAGGTATGGGTATAATAACTGGATAATAAACCTGTTTCATTGCAGAGGATTTCCTGACCTTCATTTATCCAGATAGTTATCTCTGCATCTGACCAAAAGGAAGCAGTGGATTCATTAATCAAATATCTGACGCTGGTTATTATCTCGGAAACATTTGCCAGCATTTACATCACCTTATTTCTTATTAATAGGTTTTTTAACATTACAAGACTTACATATCTTTTGACTTATTTCTTGACGCAAAGCTAAAATCTCTTCTTTGGTCTTATTTTCTTCTAAAGCATAATTTAAGAGAGCTTTTTCTACTTTATCTAATCTTTCTAATATTTCGTTAAAAGTCTTTACTAAATTCAATTGCCTTACCTCCTTCTTTTTTTCTTAACTTTTCGATAGAAATTACCTACCCGAATATACTCGCCCTGTTCTACCCTCTCCTCCATAGACCTTTGAGCCCTCATCCTCTCTACGGCAGGGTCTAAACCTGGTTTATAGATATAAGGATTAGCTCCAATGATATTCGCCTTAGAAAACTGCTTTACATAATATCCCCCACATTCACAAGGGAAACCCTGTTTAGCTTCCTCATAAAACATATAATCTTCTACTATATTCCCACATTTATTGCATTTAAACTCAAATTTAGGCATATTTAAACCTTTCATTATTTTGCAATATTGCTTTAATAAAACGAGGATTATATTTTTTACAAGATTCAATTAACATAGGAATATCTTTATTAAGACAATGGCTATCATAATAGGATTGGTCAGCAAAGACTAAGGTATGAGAGGGATTAATTCTTTTATCCAATAACCATAATTCACGCAATTCATTATAATCTACTCCCATTGAACGAGCTATACGATAAAATTCATTACAGAAAACTACTTTGCAGGCTAAAAAACTATTCTGCATTAATTTGGATAATTCAGCTGTTCGACTATCAATCTGAATAATTCGAGCATAACCAGTCATAACTTTTTTAAATAATTCTGCTACTTCTTGCGTATCTTTCTTATCTCCACCTAAAATCACGAAATTATGTTGGATAGCTGAGTGTCTGGTCGCCCCATAAAATTCTGGTGAAAAAACAATCCTTTTTTGATACCTTTCTTTTAAATATTCAGTAGTGCCTGGAGGTATAGTAGATTTAATGATATTTATTTTAGCGGAGCTTTCACTAATTACTTTTTCTACTATAGATATATCAATTGTTTTATCAATTAAATTAGTAGGGACACAAATTATAGCGAAATCAAAATTGGTATGATAATCAGGATATAAATTTTGATTAGGGTCGAGATATTGTAAATTGATTTCCTCTGATTTTAAAATATTTTCTATATATTTCCCGATAACACCATATCCAATAATCAAAACTTCATATCTTTGCATAATCCCTACCCCTTAACCTGGTATAACATAAATTGTTCCAGCGTTATAATCAATATAGACACCTGTATTAAATCTAATCCCTCGTTTACCTGGGAAGACCAGCATCTTAGTTAATTCACTCGAGCTATTGTGTATAGTCAATAGGTCAGCACCAGCAGTCTTAGAGTTATCCGCTTCATTGTAAAAAATAGCACTGGTTGCCTCAGAATGGTCTAAAATAACTGCCTTGATATAATAAGTTCCTTTAGCTAACTGGGTATCAGCTGCTATCCTGATTGGAGTATTGGTCATTTTTATCACCTTCCTTATATATTTTTTTCATTTCAATATTACGAGCCATCCATTCTACTAACATCTTTAAATCTAATTCTTTAAAGTGTTTAGAGACAAAGCGTAAATCTACATAGACTTTGAATCCCTTTTTCTTTGCCTTTTCGCAGAAGTAAAAATCATTACCCTTTACCCTTATACCGTCATTGCCATATATTACTAAGAAGTATGGTGGTTTAAGCCTTTCAAATACTTTTCGATTAATGAGAAGTGCTCCCCCACCTATACCGTCCACCTCAATTAAATAATGTTCAGCACTGACAAAGTTAGCCAAAATATTATAATCACCGCTACTTACCCTTTTCATTATCAAAGGCACAAGGTTATTTTTAAGCCAGACATAATAAACACCTGAGCAGATATTAACTTTATTCTCCGTCATATCCAGGATATTAGGGGGAGGGACAGTATCAGCATCCACGAATAATAACCACTCATAATCACTCTTTAGAAATCTTTTAATCAGGATATTGCGATTATCTTGTGCCTGTCCGATGGTAGTAATATCAAAGGTTATCTCATATTTATTAAAATCGAGCTGGTGAGACCATAAGAGGAGTTCAGCCCTCATTAAGCCGCCTGTGGGGATTGCTATATAGACCTTAGTCTTATTTTCTATCATTTCACCTACTTTTTACATTTCTTACATTTCTTATATTTTTTTACTATTTTCTTTTTTTCCAACTTAGATTTCTTCTTCTTATTATTTACCCTCTCTGGCAGTTTCCTATTGCCTGTTGCCTCCTCCCACTCCTCTACTTCCTTCTTGGATATTTCACCACGTTCGGCCATTGCATAAAATTTTCTACGCTGAGCCTTAGATTTAAATGGGCTCATTTATATTGCTCCCTTCTCTACAAATTTTTCATATATACTTAAATGATTTTCGGTAAGTTTATTGTCCTTATTTAATTTCTCTAACGCTTCTACAATAACTTTATTCGCCTGTCCCCCTATCTCCACTTCTTTACCTTTATCCTTCGCCGAGTTCCAAGTAGCATTACCCTTATCATCCAGCTTTAAATTTATCTCAGCAATCTCTTCTTCGCTAAAAGACAAGTCTTCTCTTAACTTGCGAATAATCTTTAAAGTTACAAAATTGCCCTCTTTAGGTAAAATGCTAAGTAAGATTAGTCTTTCAAATACATTTAAATTCATAAAAACCTCCTTTTTTTAAATAGAGGCGGTGATTAAGGCTCACCGCAAAGCC